CCCAGGGTTAGCTGTGCGATTCGCAGCCGATCCTTGACAATTATGTAACGAGAGGTAGCTGGTGGCAATATATGTAAGACCACCATACCGCATCCTGTAGTGGGATGATCATTCTTACGCCATTGATACTTTTATCTGGCGTTCCGGTATGGGCCATTAACATTCATCCTTTCCTTGTGTCCCGATAGAGTTTACTTGACTTGGTGTCATGATTGCTGTTTTACAGGTCCGCTGACGCAGAGAAGAGTGAGCAGGTAGGGCGTAATTGTCTTAATTATTTTGCTGGAGCATTTTCAGCTAATTGAATTCTTTCGGCTTCGGCCACTTTTAAATCTAAGAAGCAGACACAACAATGGAGATCATTAGAGCTAACCGTTTAACGTCACACGCTGATAGAGATTTGGTTCAACGTGCTAGTGCTCGAGCAAGATATCGCGCTGTACGGCGCTTGCTACCGAAGAATGCTAGGGAACGGGATGTCCGTGCCCATAGGTTGGCTGCTCGTAACAGCGCTTTATTTGGTGCTGTAGAGGAGCAGGGTCTTGGTGCCGTTGCGGCAGTTGCTGGCGTTGCTGGTTCGTTGTTGATGATGAATCGAGTAACGAATACCGTATCTGCTGTGGGTAACCAAGCAGTGCGTTTACTGCAGAGAGGCGAGAGTACTATGGGTTCAGTAAATAAACTCATAAAAGAAGTTACCAAGCTGTTGGAAACAGTGGTAACATCAGCTAAGGCGATTGTTGGCAAATTGTGGATTATTCCCCTTGGAGTTTTGGGCTGTTGGCTCATTTCCAAGTTTGCTGGCAACACGGCCACCATGCTTGTGATTACCACTGCTCTTTCCATTCTTTTTGGCAAGAAGCTTTGGCTTTCTGTAAGTGAGCACTTTGGGTTTGGGTTGCGTGAGCAGTCCGGTCTTGGGGACACTTTGAAGGCAGTGATTGTCAGTTTGATGTGTTTTACTTTCTTGCCTAGTGGAGCTGGCAGGCTGATGGCTTGCCTCATGGCGCGTATATCGCTAGTTCCTAGAGTGGGTGCAGGTATTGATGGCCTCATGAAGGCGGCAGTAACTATTGCCGAGAGTGTTATCAATTTGGTGCACCGGATGGCTGGACATAAAGATGCTGATGGTAACACCAAGGTGTCTTTCTTTGGTGATGAAACGACGCGCCATGTTAAGCAATGGTTGCATGAGTCGTATGGCCATATGGAGAAGTTGCTTGATAAGCCTTCTCCACAGACTGTCAAGCAAGCCTATGCCCATATTCGGACTGGATATGCCACCATGCAGGTCCTGAAAGATCAGGACCTAGTGAATATCATGAAGCGTGGTGTCGACAATTTGGAGACCAAGGTGGCACCTTTCATGGGTGTCGTCACTGCTGGCAAGAATTTTCGACCTGAACCACATTTTGTCCTATTTTCTGGGCAGAGTGGTGTCGGCAAGTCGTCGATACTTATCAAGTTTGTGGTTTCGGTTTTGCTACTTTCTGGTCTTTGTGACCCTAAGGAAGTGCTATCCAATTTGTGGCAGAAAGGTTCTTCCGAGTATTGGAATGGCTACGTGAATCAACTATGTGTTGTTATGGACGATGTCTTTCAGAAGATTTCGGCAAAGGGTGATACTGATTCTGATTACATGGATATTATCCGTATGATCAGCAATTGGTCTTATCCTTTGAACATGGCTGACCTCAACAGCAAGGGAAAGTTTTATTTTGACTCTCCCCTTGTCGTTGGGACGACCAACGCACCCAATGTTCATGACACTACTTTCAAGGAAGCCATTGCCAAGCCTGAGGCTGTTGTCAGACGCATTCATGATGTTGTCTACATTCGTGCAGATCCTGAGTTTCGGCGCGAAGATGGTACGATGGATTATGAGAAGCTTGAACTCACTTTTAGGGCTAATATAGCTGCCCTGAAGGGGAGACAAGATTGTCAACCCATCGACATCGTCGACGCCATACCATGGCATGCTTGGGAGGCCCAGCGCGCTGATTTCAGCAGCTTTGTGTTTCCTTCTGATGAGGCCCCTTTGTCCAACCAAGTATCTTTGAAAGATTTGGTTGTTGCTGTTGCTGAACGTTTGAAGCGCAAGCAAGCGTATCATTCTGAGTCCCTAGGGACTCTAGAGGAGTTCGCGAGCTTGCTTGGAAAGGCCAAGTTGCAGGAGCAGAGTGGCCTTAGTTCTGAGGAGCAGATTCGTGATTTTCTGCAGGAGTATGCTGACATGGAGAGCGAGTTTTCTCTTTCCCTGAGCGACTCTAAGATGCAAGCTGTGGCCAAACGTGTCGCACGTAATAAAAGGGAGCTTTTGGCGCCTTTTATGAGAAAAGATGTTGAAGGCATGCAAGGCTTAGAGGTCTTTTATCGCGTGGCCATGCTGGCGCTCATACATGCATTTCATGACAAGCAATTGGCTCACGCTGCTGATACGCGGCGTGCTGCTATGGTGAAGTGGTGTGCTATGTTTTCTGAGACCCATGGATCCAATGCTAAGTTTCTGAGCTCAGACGTCATTGATCTCGATGCACTACGTGCTCGCGTCAAGTTTGTTGTCGAGTTGCTTGGTAATGCTGACAAGTGTCGAGAGGTTGGCTTGAATATTTCAGGCCATACCGCTTTGTACTCGTGGGTTAAGCAGCTTGGAGACGATTTCACCGACTTCGCTCAATCGTATGTTGAGAGTGAGGAGGTGTCGCGTAAGGAACTTACTTTGGTTAAGGTGGCACGCAGCTTTGTGGTTGGCCTGTGCGACAGCATTCGCCATTTGGATGTGCTTGGCTTTAGGGCTAAGATCATCACAGCTGCCGCTTGTGTTGCCGTTGTTCACTTGCTGCTTAAGGGAGTTATTAAGATCATATCTGTGGTTGTTAAGGCTATCTGTAGCCTTATTGGCATGGACATTGGTCGAGATAAAGAACCTGAGGCGGTTAAGGTGGAACCGGTTGTTGCAGAACAAGGGAACCACATATCGGTCATACAAGACGAAGAGGTTTTTAACAAGGTGTACGCTAACACGTACACCATGTTTTTGCCCAGGCCAGAGAAAGTTCTTGGTCATCTGCTATTCGTTATGAGTAACTTGTGCATAATGCCAAGTCATTTCGATAGACAAATTCAAGAGCAGCTCGATTCTGGCTTGTTGAATGAGGATGACCAGATAATTTGCTATAATGGCGCTATGAAGTTTGCGAAAATTTCGATGACCATTAAGCAGTTCTTGTCGGTACCCCGCTATAAGCCGGAAGGCGTTGTCACTGACGCCATGTTCCTCAGCTTTCAGCATGAGTCGAATTTTATGGCGAAAGCTACTATTCGACAGCACTTTGCACACGCAGCTAGCTTCCAGGCCATAGGTCGGAGTGTATTGCCAGCCCGGATGGATTTGACCCGTTTGGCGTGCGACAAGGGCACTGTCAGATTGCAGCGCGCTTTCATGACGGCTCCCATTGTCAAGCGTGAGTATGGGTTACCTATTGGCCCCATTACTCCCGAGTTTGTGTGGTCTACTGGTATGACCACACGCCATGGGGATTGTGGCGCGCCGCTCATGATTGCGCGGCGTTCTTCAGCCCCAAAAGGAAGGTGCATTATTGGTGTGCATGTGGCTGGGAATACTTGTCCCATTGAACCTAAGGCGTGCGCCATTCCAGTGTCGGCTGAGATGGTGGAAGATGCTATAAAGCATTTTTCCACTATCGTTGACGCTTTTGAAGAGGATTTGGCTGCACGTGGCATTACCATTGAGGCTCCCACTATGGCGGAACAGTCCGGTATATTTGAGAGCGGCTTGGTTGGGGGCTCTTTTGAACTCATTGGCTTAGTTGACAAGCCAGTGGCAGTGGCTCCCAAGACGCGCTTTAGTCACACACCTCTGCACAAGGACAAGTCCTTGGGCGAGTGTGACCTTAAGATCGCTCGATTGGGCCCGACTATGGTTGGCGATGAATTAAAGTATCCGATGGTTGAAGGAATCCGGAATTATCAGAGTCCTTTAGAATGGCGGTCCATTCCTGATTTGGATCATATAATTTCGGTTGCGACACAGCGTTTTGTGGCTGCCTCTGTCCATGACACGCGTGATATACTCTCCTTTGAGGAGGCAGTGAAGTCCCCCGAGCTTATGAAGCTTAAGGCCATTAACAGGGCTACCTCGCCAGGCTATCCGTTTGTGTTGGACGGGGAGCCTGGTAAGACCAAGTGGTTTGGCAAGGAGGGAGAGTATGATTTGTCATCGGATGCCTGTGAGGAGCTGTACTCCCGGTGTGAATACATTCGAGAGCAAGCAGCTAAGGGTATTCGCCTCAGTCATATTTGCATTGACTTTCTGAAGGATGAGACCCGTCCTGCGGCTAAGGTTGACGCGTGCGCTACGCGTGTCATATCTGCATCGCCTCAGGACTATGTTATAGTCTTCCGACAGTATTTTGGGGCCTTTATGGCTGCGATGTTTCGCAACCATACACGGTCCGGCTTCACTCCCGGCATCAACCCTTATCAAGAGTGGTGGGTGTTGGCGAGCGAGTTGAGAAACGCTGGTTCTAATTATTTTGACGGCGACTTTTCCCGCTTTGATGCATCCGAGCAGCCCTATATTTTATGGGGCATTTTGCGTTTCATTAATTCGTGGTACCATGATGGACCCGAGAATGCACGCATTCGCGAGGTGCTTTGGATGGATTTGGTCCATTCCAGGCACCTCACAGCTCAGTTTGGGCCGTTGAGATACGTTGTGCAGTGGAATAAGTCGTTGCCTTCTGGCCACGCTTTGACCACGCCTGTGAACTCACTTTATGCCATGATCTCTATGGTCTTGTGTTATGCAAGGCTTGTTGGTGATCCGTCCAGCTATTGGGAACATTGTTATACGGCTACTAATGGCGATGACAATGTTACAGCCGCTGACGATGACGTGAAGGACAAATTTAACCAAGTGACAGTTGCTCGTGCAATGAAAGAACATTTGGGTTTGGTTTATACTTCTGGCAGCAAGGATGGGACTTTGGAACCATTCAAGCCATTTGAAGAATTGACGTTTCTCAAACGATCATTTCGCAGAGATGAGGGGAACCAGTTCGCTAAAGGTGGCTGGCTAGCCCCTTTGGATAAGAACAGCTTTCTCTTTAGCGCGTATTTCACGCGTGCTAAAACAGGTGTGGCAGCGGATATAGCTTCCAACCTTGAGTTTGCACTTGGAGAATTGTGCATGCATCCAGAGTCTGAGTGGAATGAGATAGCGCCGAAGATATTTAGTGCTATGGAGCGGTTTGGCCATGCCCCTAAATATGGGTATTCCCGAGTAGCTTACATGCAATACATGTCTAGGCGCACGGACTTCTGGTATTAGGTTATATACGGTCGTGTTTATGAAAATGTTTGAAATGTCCGCTTAGACACGGCGTCAGGACACCTATTATCTCCCGCACTACTCACGATTGAGAAGACATTTCCTGCAGAGTTTATGGGAATAACCTCTGTTAGATAAACTTTCCCGCTACGCCTCAAAGAGATCATACGGTAGAGGAACCTATATCCTCATTGTCGGCTGATGCTGGCTTGGAGCTCGGTGTAACCGAGTTTAGTAATGAAGCGGTAGAGCTAACTTTAGCTAACGCAGGAGGAGTGTCACCACTCACGGTCATTCCTGATAATCAATATCAAGATATTAAAGAATATTTTGCTCGACCTAGGTTGGTTGCCAAGTTTAATGCTGGAACAACCAGGTCTAGGCTTTATAACTTTGATGTCTTTGATTGGGTTAAGGATTTTTGGCCTGCTTCAGCAGTCAACCGTCTTAATGGAGTCTTTGCTTATCGCGCTAAGGCGCGCTTAACATTGACTTTAGCTGCCACGCCTTTTCAACAAGGTTTGGTTACGGTTGGCTTTCAGTATGAGGGCAATTCGGCAGGCTTTTGCCTTAACCGACAAACTTTTCCAGCATTGTCTACCAATGTACCGCATGCGCGGCTCAATTTTTCGGATACTACTATTGCGGAGTTAGATCTTCCGTTTATATACCCGTATGATTATATCGAGTTTGCCAACGCTACGGCTGGCGGTGGCGATGACTATCGTCCACCTTATGGCAACATAGCTGTTGTACAGCAACTGCCGTACGTTGTGGTCCCTGGAGCTACGGCGCCTCGACTTTCATTGTATGTTTCCTTGACGGACATAGTGTTGTTTGGTGCTGTTCCAGTGACACTCAACGCTGTCATTCCGCAATCTGGTCTTGCAGCTATGAATAAGGAGGCCAAGAAGACCAAGGTTGTTTCCCGTGGTCTTAGCGGGCTTTCTTCTGTCGCTTCTACGGCCTCTAAGGTGGCCACTGGTTTAGGGATGCCTGGTGCAGGAGCTATGGCGCATGGTGTGTCCTGGCTTTCTGACAAGCTGTCTAAGACGGCGAAGTCCTTTGGTTATTCCCAACCTATTATAGAAGACCAAGTGATTCGTACTGACGCGTTGATTTCTGGATCGTCGACTCATGTCGATGTACCAGATACGGCTGTGCCTATAGCACCTTATATAACTAATCGCCTTGATGTGACAGAGACTGACGGTTCCAATGTGGACCAGATGGCTTTGAGCTTTGTTCTGAAACAATGGAATCAGGCGTTTGTGGGCACTATGTCCACATCCTATACGGATGGCACATTTGTGTATGCTTCGCGCTGTAGTCCAACCAATTTTTGGTTTCGTACTAATAGCGGCACACCTGGCGGTAATTTAGCTTTGCCAGTGTCTTCCACTTTGACAACCAATTGCATAGCACCAACTGGGCTGTGTTACTTTGGTAATATGTTTAGAGTCTTTAGGGGTGGCTTCAAGTTTAGGTTTACGTTTGCCAAAACCAAGTTTCATGCTGGACGCTTAGTAGCGTCCTTTGTACCATCTACTGAGGAGTTTGGCGATACTGGAATTAGTTCCAGCATTTGTCCTTTACCTGAAGTTACAGCTTCCGTGGGTTTGCAGCCTTTTACTAGCAGCGCTATATTTGATTTGAAGGATGACTCTGTCTTTGAGTTTGAGGTACCTTATGTGTGTACCCGACCTCATATTTCGACAGGTGGTAGTTTTGGAGGCATATCTTTAGCAGTTCTTGACCAGTTGAGAACTACTGGCGAAACTTCTGATAACATTAGTTTTCTTGTTGAAGTTTGTGCTGCAGATGACTTTGAGTTTAGTGATTTTGTCGGTGGTACTTTTGTACCTTTAGCTGGCAATTCCATTAATGCTCGAGCTATTGTGCTCCAGTCTGGGTTGGATTCAATGAAGACCTTGCATGATGAGCCATTGGAAGTTGTTCACCAGACAATGGGGGAAAAGATTACAAGTCTTAAGGAGCTTATAATGTCTCCCACATATACCCAGTCCACTTGTGCTTCTGGCGAGAATTTGACTGCTGTTTTGCCTAATTGGACGTATTATCCGGCTTTACCGAATATTACTCCACCCTATGTTAACGCGTCTTTTATTCGCTACGGTTCGTCTGTGCAGAACATGGTGGCAGCGTGTTATCCTTTTGTTAGTGGTGGCACTACGTATCACGTTTACAGTGATTCACCGCAGGCGAGGTTTGTTATACGACAAGCTCCTACTGATAATAACACGGCTCCCGCCACGTTATCTGATCCACGATTTCGAGGACAAGGTATATTGCCGCGACATTATTCTGCTGGTAATGCTGTGGTGTCACTTCATGCTAAGTGTCCCTCTTATCAGAAGGCGAAGCTTGTCCCTAGGGATCAAATGGGGTTTTATTCCGCCAACTTTGACCCACGTGTCGGCAATTTGATAAAGAATGATCGCTATTCTAGCGCTATTTATCAATTGTTGACTACTTTTAAAGGGACAGGTAGCATGTTGTTTTATGTAGGGTATTCTGCCTCTGATGATGCTCGAGGCCATCATTACATGGGGCCACCCCTTGTATTGTTGCCTGCTTCCACTTCATCGGCTTTGACTTCTGAGACTGCTGTAGGCTTGTAAAAAAAAAAAAAAAAAAAAAAAAAAAAAATTTATATTT